TTTTCAAAATTGGTAAGAATCCATCAAATGTTTTTGATAACCCTGAGAAAGAAGACATTATATTTTTAAAAGTGTCTCCTGAGAAGAAGTCTCCAATCAGTTTGGCAGTATTTCTGAAAAAATCAAATATAGGTTTTAAAGCAGGAAATCTAGTTTCTAGGCTGTTGAAAATTTTATTGAATGCTTTCCCTAAAGCATCTACAATTTTAGGAACTGCTTGAACTATTGCTCCAAACAAAATAGGTAATCCATCTATCAAAGCATCTATGATAACAGGAAGTAAATCTACTACAGCTAATAAAATCTTAGAAAGAGCCTGAATCAAAACGGGTATGAGTTTGACAATCAAAGGAATCACTTTGGGAATTACATTTGCCAAAGCTCCTATCAACCAAACAACTAAGTTTGCAAATAAACCAATCAAGGAAGTTAAAAAAGAACCTGAAGGATCTATAAAAGTTAAAACCAATAAACCCATCAAAGCATCTAGAAATCCACCACCTAGTTTAGCTATAGCTGATCCTAAACTTTTGAATCCTTTTAACATTCCAGATGCGAAGTTTTTTATTCCAAACTTGTCCCAAGCTTGAGCTATTTTTAAATTTAGCTTATCTAAGGTTTGGCTTTTCTTTATTTTATCCCAAACAAGTTTGAGAACAGAATATATGTTAGTTATTTCCTCTTCTTGTTTTTCTTGACCTTCTTCAGGTGGCTCGACATTATAGACAGGAATAGGATCTTTTGGTTTTTTATCAGATTCCTTTTTTTCTTCCTCTCGAAGTATAACAGGGAGAGGAATTGGAAATGTCATTGGAGCGTCTGCCATAGTTATTACCTAATTAGTATGATCACTTCCTTTTAGATTTAGCCTTCGACTCCAATTCTTTGTACTTTCTTTCTTGTTCTTTCCACCAATCTTTTAAGAGTTTATATTTCTTAATTAGATGATGCCAAGGCATTTTCCAAACATCTTCATCTGACAAATGCAACTCTTTGTTAAAAACAAAAATCAATGACTGTATTCCTTCGAAACTTTCCAGAGGAATCATTGTTCTCAACGTTAGATATCGGTAAAAGTTCGAAAGGATTAATGAAGCGTTGAAGTGACCTCCTTTCTTTGCTTCCACAAAGATTGCATTCAACTTCTAGTTCATGGTCTACCCCATACTGAACCGCTTCAATAGCTTTAATGTATCCAAACATAACTGACTTAGGTATGTCATTGTACTCTTTAACTTTTTCTTCAAAAGTTCTTAAATTTCTAACAGATCCATTTTCTTTTACTGCATTTAAACATAATGCTTGAGAGTATCGAATAGTTGCTCTAGCTTTTTGCATATTTAACTTTTCAATAGCTTCTTCTCTCATCACTTGCATTTGTTCTTTAGGTACACCATGAAGAGATCGGTTTCTTTCAATTCTGATTTTTGAATCAAACTCTTTAGATGCAATTTTGTAAGCTTCTACCAAGTTACCAATTCTCATGAAATTAAATTGATAATCTTTTTCTGCACCAGGAATGAGAAAAGGTTCTTTTATTCTTATCTCTTTTAATTCATCTTCGATTGATAATCCATTGTCACTACCATATTTTTTATTAAGATAATCTTTGAATTGTTCTTGAGATAACTCTTCAAATCTAGCTTTGTAAAACTCTCTGATCTTATCATCAGCAGACTCTATACTTTTAAACTGAACATCTCTTAAATCTATAGTTTCTTCAGAAAGTTGTTTGTCTTTATCTGGAACATTATCTTGACAATCATGCACCCATTTATGTTTAAGAGCAGGAGAGTCAAAAGCAACCTTCATACCTAAAAGAACTTCATAGAATTCTTCATTAGTAAGTTTACCTATATCAAACCCTTTAGGTTCAATGACACATTCAGTTAGAATAGCAATGACTGTTTCTAACAAATCTTCTTCTTTAGAAGTTACTAAATCATTTACTTGTTTCGCTGTATAATCTTTAAATACTAAAGTTTCTGGATTGCCAAAACGTCCACCAGACTCTAAAGATATTTTGACTGAAGATCCATAGTTATTATATTTTCCACCAGTAGATTCTTTTACATAACTTTGAACTGGTAAAGTGTCTTCAGTTGGTTCGATTGAAGTTTTCTTCAATCTTGGTTTGTTAATTAAATCAGGTCTAATCAAACCCGATTCGTTTTCTTCGTAGTTTTCATTCATTTTATTTTTCCTCCAAAAATAAATACATCAAACAAGTGGAGCAGCTACTTCATTCACACTTAATTTCAAAGTATAAATTAAATTTCCTTCCTCCGTATAAGAAGCTGTTACATCTTCCAACCCTTTAAATTTTAATCCATATAGCATGATTCTCGGAAACTTATACTTTAAGTTTTGTACGTTTCCTAAAAGTAAAATTCCTGTTCTCTCAGCAGAAGCTTGATTGTCAGCAAATACATATTCTACTCTAGAAGAAAATAAAACTGAAGCAGATGATTCTAGAAAAGATCCTCTAGGAGGAGACGCAAAAGCTACAGTTTTTCTCCAAGTTTGCAAATATCTCCAAACAGTTCCCTTTTCATCTTCTAATAAAGTTAATTGTACTTCTTCTGGTTTGTTTAAAGACTTAGCGAACTTAGCAAAGTCATCATACTCAATACTTAAAGAAGATGGGAATGTTACAGATTGACAATATAAAGTAGTAATGAAGTTGCCTCCTAGAGCTAAGGCGGAACCTGTCACTCCAGAAGTAGTCAAAGAAAAACCCTCCTTAGAGGGTAAAAGCAATAACTTAAATTTATTTTTTTGTTGTAAATCTAACTTAGATAATTGTTTAATGTTTTGTTTATCTAGTTTACCAAACATTAAAAATCCTTATTAAGCGTTGTCCTTAGACAGATAAATGAACTCAGCTTCAACTCTAGCAGGATCAGCAGAAGTGTGATCGAAACTTCCCCCTTTTAGAGATAAAAGTTTAACATCATTAAATCTAATAGAATAAGCTAATTGCTTGTTAGGACCATAATGATTAAATAACATAGGGACTCTTGTTTGAGCTTCTGTTCCGCTAGCTCCTGTGTTACCATCTTGAACTAAGTTTTTCCAAGCATATAAAGCTCTATAAACACTCCAGTTTGAATCCAAACGAAACTGAATAGTAAACTTTTTATCAGTCCCTTCTTTAGAAGATGTTTTTGGAATCTTAATACCTTGATATTCTATAGTGTATTCTTCCACCATCTCTTGAGGCATTTCAAATTGTTGGTCTGCTCTCAACTTTAATAAATTAGCATCTCCTCCGCCTGGAATCCCATTTGGAAAAAGAATTTCATACTGATTGAGCATCGCATCATCTGCTAAACCTTCCATATAAGTTATCATACTATTACCTCTTAAATCCTTTTATAATTGCATTTTTCTATTAATTAGTATGAATTATTCTTTATTATACTAAATACAAAAGGATAGGTCTGCAAACCGATAAGCATAAAAAAAGTACCTCTTTTTTATGTTTCCTTTTTTATATTTTTATACTAATTAAATGTTTGAAGTTTTGCAGAACTCCGAACAGAGAAAAGAGGTACATCAATGTTTCTAGCTAACAAATATTCCAAAGTTTATTTTCAACTTGTTTATAAAAGAAAAATCAAAGATCCTTTGAAGAAAGTAGATTCTTCAAAGTTATTTACACCAGAAAATTATTGTGAAACTCATCACATAGTTCCAAGAAGTTTAGGTGGAAATAATGATTCCAACAACCTAGTGATACTGAAATGGAAAGAACATAAAATAGCTCATAGACTTTTGGTAAAAATGACCGAAGGCAAAGACAAAGGTAAAATGAAACATGCTTTCGTAAAAATAGTTAATGGAGGAAATAACAAAAAGTATAAACTAAATGTAAAAGTAACAGATAGAGATATTGTTTTAGCTAAAATTTATAACGCTGAACAATCTAGCAAAAGGTGGAAAGGTGTCCCTAAGTCTGAATCTCAAAGAGAAAAAGCTAGAATAAATTCAACAGGAAGATTGAAAACTAAAGAAGAGATAGAAAAAAGATTAAACACTATGAGAATAAATGGAACTAATGTTTTGACAGAAGAACAAAAATCTCGAAGAAGAGGTCAAAACAATCCTTTTGCAAAAAGAAAAGGTTGGTTGTGGATTTATAACAGCACTATTCAAATTGAAAAATTTATACATCCAAGCGAATTAGATAGATACTTAAAAGAAGGTTGGAGAAGAGGTACTCTTAGAATTAAATCTGAAGAAACTAGAAAGAAAATTAGTCAAGCAAAAACTGGTAAAAAACTCACACCTGAACATAGAAAAAAATGTGGTTCACCTGGAGAGAAAAACGGGATGTATGGGCAAACTCACACAGATGAAGTTAAAAAGAAAATTAGTGAAGATAAAAAAGGAAGAGTAAATATTAAAAACATTGAATTGAATTTGCAAAAAATGGTAAAACCAGAAGAGTTAAACAAATATTTAGAAGAAGGATGGACAAAAGGAAGACTTCCTATGACAGAAGAACATAGAACAAATATAGGTTTATCTGTAAAAAAAAAGAACAACTTCTTGTTTTAAAAAGAAGTTGTTCCTTCAATTAAATTACCCTTGGAGAAAATCCGATATAACTGAATCCTGTGGCAAGCGAGTCAATCTCAATAAGACGAACTCTGAGTCAGGAGTTATTTTTACGTAAACATCCAAGATAAATTGTCTAGCTGTTAAAACTGAATCATTGTTGTTGTCTTCATCACATTGAACATAAATCTCTCTGACTAAATCAAGAGCTTCAATAGGAGCCAAGAAAGTCTCAGTTTGAGTTTTAGCCAACAATCTATGAAGAGGATCGTTCAACTTAAATATCTGCTTCTTCAAAATTTGAGTAGAGATATTATCAATCATATAATTATACAACCTTCTATGATTGATGAATGAAGTATCAGAGTTAGTTACTTGTAAAGTTCTGTTACCATAAGACATCACTCCGTAGAACGGATCAAATATCAAAGGATTGATTTGAGCTTCGTTCAAAGTTTGCAAATCTCCTCCGATAGAATCTGTATAATCATATTCTACTTCGATTACTTTAAATCCACTTAGCTGACCACCTCTACCATTTTCATCTACTCCTGCTGGAACAAGACCATCAAATACATCTGACATTTGAGAGTACTTAACACCAACTTTTCCTACACCTGATGTCCAAGCAAAAGAGTTATTGTAAGGGTCTTCGATTTTCAACCAATTTGTATAAAGAGCCAATCCATCAAAGTCAATTCCAAGAGACTGTCTATAAGCAACAGCTGCTTGAACATTGTTTCCTTGAGGTATAACTGAAATTCCAAAAGCATAAGGCTGATAGTTTTCAATGATGTTCTTAATAGTATTAATAGAACTACCATAAACATCCATAAAAGTTTTAACCTTGTATCGGTTTACTTTTTGGAAGTTTGTCCAAGCCTCTAAGTAATCAGATGCTTGAGGTTCATTTCCTCTATTTCCACCTGTCATAACTACAATGCTATCAGAAGGATCAGCCACAGCAGTATAAGAAGAGTTTACAAAAATTTTCATATAATCATCATCTTTGAAAACATCTTCATAATATAATGATTTACCAAAATTGTTTTTCTCTCTAATCAATGAGAATTCATAAGTCTTAATCTCTACTTGTCCTGTAGTCAAGTTTTGATATAAGATAGCAGAGTATCTTTTACCAGAAGTTCTTTTTACTTTGATTGAATAAGACTCATAAGAATCATCAAAAGGAGATGAAGTAAAAAGAGAGAATGAAGTAGAGGATTTAACATTTTGAGTATAATTATAATCCCATACAATCTTCTCTCCAACTTTAGGAATGAATCCAGTTGGTGAAGTAGAGTTTCTTGATTCATCAAAAGTTACACCGATATTGAAAATCAATCCTAAAGCGGAATCTCCACTAGAAGGATTGGAAACTTTTACATAACCCAGATTAGCAGAACCAACCTTTCCAAGTATTTGAATATAGTTGCCGCTTACAGACGCTACAGTGGAACCAACTGCACTATTAATAACATTTACTATAGTTGCTTTAGTTGCACCAGAAGCAGATCCAAAGTCGATATTTTGATAAAGTTTTCCATCTAATTCCAAGTTTACTTTCTTAGAAGTTCCATTAGAACTTAAATCTACAGAAGAGACAATAGGAATTTTAGAAACATAAGTTGCTACAGTTCCAACAGTTCCAGAAAAAGTAAAATTGTAAGCACCAGAGTTTGGATTAAAAGATCCAGTGCTAGAAAAAGCAGAAGATGTAACCGAGTTAGTGTTTGGGTCAACCACTACATCGATAACATTATCTCCAACTTTTAATTGAATAGTAGAAATAACTGGAGGAAGAGGAGTTGAAATTGTTCCAGAATAACTAGCAGTCAATCCATTACCAGAAGCAGAAATTGTATAAACTGTATTTGTTTGAACGCTAGAATAAGAGTTATCGTTAAAAGTTTCAAAGATTCTACCTGACCTAGATCCAAAAGGAACTACTTCATTTGTTCTAACATCAACTCCAGCATATCTATAATCAGATCCTAATGCTGAAACAACCCAAACAGGAGCCACTCTAGCATATTCAATAGCTTCAAATATACCAAAGTTTTCTGGATTGGGTTTACCAAATCGAGTTACTACTTGAGTTTCCCCTTGGCATAATTTTGGAGTTTTATCTCCTTTTCGTGATTTGATTACCATTCCACCTACTTGGGAGTTTGACTGTGTAGCGAAACCTGATAAATCAATTTCTTGTGTTCTTAGACGATAACTCATTTTGAAACCTCTTCTATATTGTATAACGAGAATGATTGCATTTTCATTTAATTAGTATAACTATCTAATTGATTTGAGTAATTTCTTATTATTTGTATTTATGATTTCAGAGTTTATTACTTTTATTTCTGTAGAGTTTATTCTACCCCACTTTTCGTTTTCCTCTTCGTAACAAGCCATAGGTTGAAAGTTATCTTGAGAAGCTATATAAACCCAGTTCGCTAAAGCATCGGAAACGTCTTTGGCATCTGCTCCACATCTGGAAGTTTCCCAGTTTCCAGAATATATGTATTCCAAAGTTCCTTTGCTATGATCTATTCTTTCCTTACCTTTATCGTTTCTTACTCTATACAAAGAGTTTAGGTTATTTTTTAAAAATATGTTTTTGCCTGCTTTGATTTGTTTGTTTATCATTAAGGAGTATAAGTTCAAGTAAGGATTCAAAGAAGTATCAACAGAATGCTTTTCATTGTTGATATTGTTACGAGTTAGAAATTGAGAAAGTTGTTCTGATTGAAAAGTATCAAATACAAAATTTACAAAGTTGAATCCACCTATGGTAGCTAAGTCTTTTACAAAATATCCTATGGCTTCAATATTGATTCCTTTCTCTCCAGGTGTTATGGCAAAAGTAAAATCAGAAACATATATGACTTTATTTAAGTCTTTAGACCATTCTTTATGACCTATCGATAATCCAGATACGTCACCTCTTAATGCAAAAGATAAGTCAGCCGCCCCGTACCTCGGTTCTTTTGTTGCTCTCTTGAAGATATATTTGTCAGACATTTTAACAAAGAATTCATCTACTATCCTATTCCAGATTAATCCATTTGGATCATCTGCTATATCACACACTATTGAAGATTCTACGTTTTTAATTTCTTGTATAAATATATCATTTATGATAGATGCTTTTTGTATCAATTTAGATTCTGAAGTAGTGGGTCTTCCACAAATATCTTTTATGGATTTAATTAAGTTTCTTTCAAAATCATCTTTAGCATCTATAGGTACATGTTCTATAAGATTGGCAGGATACTCTTTTATTAAACTTTCGTCTTCTATTATTTTTGGAGGAGTTTGACCATCCCCAACACACACTGGAAAAGTCTCCCCCGTTTCTTTGTAGATAGGATAAAATTTAGAAACGAGTTCAGGTATATCCCATCTCTTTCTCCACTTAAACAATACATCTTTTTGTTTGGAAAGTTGATTTAAAATATAACTCTCTATCATGCTTTCGGCATTGTTAGCTGAAGAGTCTAAAAAAGTCATAGCTAGATAGTTCTTACCTACCGTTGCTTTGATCCTTTCTACTAAGTCTGAATACAATCTAAAGATTTGATCTTCTGTTGCTCCGTCGTTCTCTATGAAGAAAGCAATCTCAGAAATGATTCCCATTAAAATGTTATTACCGATGATTGCTAAGGCATCATTGTTTCCAGTGACAAGTTGTAGTTTAGAAGCAAAAGTAGCATGACCCACTATGGATGCTTTAGACCAAACTATTTTATCCATTCCTATTTTATCTTGTTCTGATTTAACTTTATCTTGAAACTTTATTTGAACGAATCTCTCAGACTGTTCCAACAAACTATAAAAAGGAGACAAATAGAGGGAGTATACTTTTTCATAATTGAATGATAAGATATAAAGAGACAACGAAGTCCCGCCTGCTAAATTATAAAACCTAGACATATCTCTTAAATGATGAACATAAACTACTGCATAAGTCATTAGGAGAATAGCTAGAAAAGATTTACCTATCCTTGTAGCTCCATACAAAGAGATTTGAGAATAATGACGTTTGCCATTTAACATCTCACAAAAGTCTTGTTTGACCCAATCGAAAATGTTTTCGGCAAAAGGTTTAGGGAGCCAACCATTTCTCCAATCCAAAAACTCTTCAGGAGTAGGAGGAGTAGCTTTAAAAACTATTTTAGAAAGTTTGGAATATTGACTTGAAAATTTGTCAGTCTCCTCTTTAAAAAGAGAGTGTAGTATTTCTTTTTCTTTTAACGATAGTTTATCGTATTCTTGTTGAATGTAGTCTTCTTTCATTTTTGAACGAGAGAGCTAAGGAAAAGAATCTGGAGGCAATTCTTGGAGAATCTCTTAGCTCTCCCATTCAATTAGTATTTACACTAGGCTAAATTCAATTTCCTTCATGGCTTCACCTATTCTTGTTTTTGCTTTAGAATAAGATGATTCGTTCAAACCTAAAGTGGATTTGATTTTAGTTTCTTTCAATCCTTCGATGAGGTAATTTTTTATCTTAACTTCGACATCAGATAACTTTGATTCTAACTTCTCCATCTGAATTTTTCGTATAACTTCTTTTTCCAAGTTTCTACTGTCTTTAGCGAACATTGTACTCGATTCAGAAGAAGACTTGTCTTCAAACACTACTGTCTTGTACTCAACACTTCTTTTTTGTTTTTTGTTATATTTATACCAATAAGTTCCAATTCTTGCAGAGATTTGTCTTTCGGCATAGTATGCTATACTGAACTTAGAAGAATCGAACTTGTCGGAAACTTTATCTAAAGTAAACCACTCTACCGCTAATTTAAAACCGTACAAAGCTTCAGATTCGCAATCTTCAAATTCCATTCCAAAATACTCGGAAGGTATAGATTTGAAAACCCTATTCGATTGAAGTTTCAACCAATTAGAGTATCTTTTTATCAATTCTGAAAAGATTAGATTTTTTTCTTTTCTTCCAATTTCATACATTTGATATTCTTTTATGAGTTGTAGTTCACTTTTTTCCGCTAAAATGTTTTCTTTAGAGATCAATTTCAAATGATACATTCCTCCAATTTTTGACCTTTCGCCTTCATTGCTTTTTCCAACTTGTTGGTTTACCTTTCTCAATATTGATTGGGAAGTTAGATTAGGGCATAGTTGCTTTAATTTAACCGCAGCCAAGATGGTGTTTTCGCATATCGCTAAAGTATGCTTGCCTTGTTTTACTTCTATTAGATATTTACTCAGATCTTTCATTTTTGCTCCTACTTGCCTTTTAGGCTTTTTATATTTATCGGCTAACCCTTCTAAAAAGAAAAGCTTTTTTTTATAAATTTTAAATTTTTTTTCTCATCTTCAAAACAATATTTTTCAGCTTGTTTTGTAGCAAGTTCCAAAGAGACGTCTTGTATTAATATTGATTTTTTATTTGTTTGAAATAAATAAGTCATTGCTTTTCCTTTATTAAGTAATACTATTACGTTGTAACCACGTTATGACATGAAAATTATATTTATACTCTTCATCCCAAGGTTCGTAATCTGATTCCCATTTTTCTTCTCTCAGACGTTCATCAGTATTGACAATTAGGTTTTTGATTTCTGATAGTTTCATAGTTATCTACCTTTTACTTTTCCTGCGTATAAAGTTTCGTCTTTTCCTGTTTCGGAGATCGACCAAAAACCACAAGACCCTGTGAAAACATTCCCTTTACAAATCTCTTGAATAGACTTTTTAGCTTCTTTGAGATCATCGTAGTAAAAGGTTCCGTAAAGGGATCCATTATTGACTTTGAAACTTGCTTCGTATTTTTTCATTTTTAACTCCTAATTTCCTTGGGTAGAAACCCAGGCTTATTTATAATAATAAATAAGCTTTCTAAAAAGTCAAGCTTTTTTTTATAAAAAAGAAAAAAAATTTATCTAATTTTGATCCCATCTAAAACCCCAGATTTATCTATCAGAAAATCAGAACCTTTCAAATCACCAGGGAATACGTAAACTTCTTCAACATTTTTGACAAGTTCCCAAAGCATTTTATCTCCTGCTTCATCTCCATCATGAATCAATATTTTTTTACCTTTAAACTCTTTCAATACATCTATTTGTTTGTAAGTTATGTTTGAACCAAACGTAGAAGTGACATTGAATTTTTCCACTACTGGAATTCCTGCCACCCCTTCACAAATATATAGATCGGATTCTCTATCCAAATTATCATAATCAAATATAATATCCAAGGATATATTTTTAGGATATAAAACTTTAGGTTTCCTCAAATACTTAAATACAGACTCGTCTCCAAAAGAAGAGCTTTCCTTTTTAAACTTTGCCCTCAAGTCTTCCAAAGATCCTCTTGTTTGATATATTTCTCTAAGGTACTCGTACTCATAAGCCTTTCTAAATTCATAAGTCAAAAGTTTCCCTTGATACATTATAGGTATAGCGAAGTAATCTTTATAGTAACCATCTGTGACGATTTTTATTTTGTGTTTGTCTATCCACTCTTGAGTGAACTTTCTACTTCTACAATAGTATAGTCCAAGGTCTACAGGTTTAGTCTTCAATGAAGAAAAATCAATCGAGTAATTGTTCTCTTCTTTTTCTACTGATTTAGATTTTCTACTGGATAAAACTCTATCTAGTTTTTTAAGTTCTTCTGTTCCTAAAAACTTAAATACTTCTCTGTTTGTAAAGGAAGGATTTTTTAACTTAACGACAGTAAATAAGTTGCTAACTGCACCACATGAGAAACACTTAACCACTGTAGAAGTATGAACGAAACAACTTCCCAGATTTTTATCATTATGGTATGGACACAAAATGGACAACCAACCACGTGAATTAAACCCTCCTTGTCTATCGTAGGGAATAAACAATTTTTCGAGATTATTGATGATGTCTTGTTCTGATAACTCACGATTCAGAATTCCTTCTCCTCTTTAAATCTACTATAAGTTCGTTTTCAAATTCTATGATGTCTTCTACTTGGTATCCTTGTTTAGCTAGAAACTTAGAAATAGTTGTGAGTCTTTTTTCTATCTCCTCTTCTAAATTTACCAACTGAGTAACTAGAAGCTTATTTGATTCTTTTAAAGAGTCACATAACACATTTACATTTTTCAAAGAAGACTTCAATAATTTATTTTCGTCTTCTAATATTTCCAACTTTTCTTTTTGATCCATATACATAATTAGTATCCTTTAAAGAATATCCGAAAAATCAATACCTAGTTGAGAATACCTAGCTATTAAGTTCTCATTAGCATTCTTCACATCTTGATCTGGAACAGCATTGATAGATGGCACAACAACTATTTCTTTACCGTCTACTATAAACTTTTCACAGTCAAACATAGACTCTTTCATAGACTCATGGAAAGAACCTAAGACTTCTTTAGTTATAGGCATCTCTTGAGCTTGAAGGATTTTAGATAGTATTTGAAACCATCTTCTCCTTGTCCCATCTTTCAATGATTCTTTGTATCGAGTAGGTTTATAATTAAACTTTACAGTTTGATTTTCTATTTGAATCAACTCAGATACTATGTCTTCATTTACAAATAATACTTTAAGTGTTAACTCTGATTTTACAGGGTCAAACTTTTTGACTTTAGTTATAAGTTGACTCAGAAACTTACCTCCATATTGATTTTATTAAAGTAAATGACTTGAGGACTATAGTTAATAAAATAACTACTTATCCACAAGTCTTTACAATATTTTCTAAAACCCTCATGCTCTTTATAATAAATAAGAATTCTAGAAACGCATTTTTCTTTTTCACCTATTGTCTTGTACTTCTTATACTTCAAGAAACTAATATCCTCTTTACAAATCTCTAATATTTTTTGCAAAGGAAGGTTAGATATTTGTTTTTGTTCTTCGGTTTTGCTTTCAGAGTTCAAGACTTTATTTCTGGATTTTTGTAAAAGATAAAGTTCATTTGTATCTAATTTTTGTTTCGGTTCTACTTTCAATTTCTTCTTTGTATACTTCGATTTTTTTATCGCCACTATCTATTATCTCCTTCGAGTGCGTTACACATATAATTTGATCTGGAATTTGTTTTAATTTATCACTCAAAGCTTTTACTGTTTGACCTGATAAACCTGTATCTACCTCATCTAATATCAATATAGAATTAGTTTTATTGGATAGGAGTTTCATGCACAAAGCTAATCTCGAAGCCTCTCCTCCAGATACTATCTTGCTCATTGGTTGAGGACTAAAACCTTTATTGAATGAAACTTGAAATTCAATCTCGGAAGTCCCATAAGTCTTGTACTCACCTCCAGATTTCGTATTACCAACTACAAACACATGATTGAACCCAACTCCCTTCAACTGTTCTGTCAACTCCTCAGAAAGCCTTGTAGCTTCTTTAAGGAATAATTTGTGAAAATCTTTATCTTCTGATTCATATTTTTCAGAATAAGTTTTTAGATTTGATTTTAACTTTTCTACTTCCTCTTCAAAATTGTCTACTTCTGACAACTCCAATCGTATTTGTTTTTCGTATCGTAGAACTTCGTCTATAGTTTTCTTTCCAAGTTTCTTTTTAAGTTTTTGAATGTTGTATAACCTAGCATTTAGATCATCTAAAGATTCTTCTCTATCTCCTTCGTCTATAGATACTTGACTCAACCATTCATCTAAATAACCGAGTATTTCATCTGATCTGTTTTGAATGACTATAGAATACTTTGTCAATTTATCCGTCTTAGATTCAGAACTTTTTATGTTTGATATAGCTGATTGCAATAGTTCACTTATAAGTGATTTCTCTTGGTTTATTACTTCTTGATTGGAAAAGATTCTAATTCTGTTCTCTAAGGATTCCTCTTCATTTAATTGAGGTCTTACTTCATCTATCTCTTTGAGATAAAATTCATATAAACCCGCCCTTTCTCTTTTTTGTTCTATAGTAGATAATAACTCATTCAACTTATTGTTTACAGTGTACCAATTCGCATAATGAAAAGCCATGATTACTTCTTCTGATTTGAGAAATTGTCTAACAAAAGAGTTTTGATACTTCTTGGTGTATATCTCTTCTTGTTCTCCTTGAGAGAAGTTTTCAATTCTTCTACCTACAAGTTCTTTTAATCTAGCTACAGTTATATTTTCTCCATCTAAGTTTTGAGTTGATTTATTCTTGCCTATGATTT